CGATGGCCTATGAATACCAGATGACGACGCCGGTCTTGGCGGCGGACGGAACCACGTTCCGCCGGCAGTTCGAGGCCGACACCGATACGTATGTGCTCGATGAAGAGCTGCTGATCCTGGGCGTGACTTATCGCTTTCTGAAGCAGAAGGGCCTGGACTACGCCGAGGCGCTGCGGGATTACGAGCTTGCGCTGTCCACGGCCATTGGGTCGGCGAAGGGAGCCAAGATCATCAATCTGGCGCCGGAAGAAGCGGATGTGCCGCTGCCGCTGATCCCTGAAAGCGGGTACGGGCAGTGAGAACAGCGCTGGCGGGCGCCCGAGGCCCTCGCGCTCGCAATCTGCCGCGCCGTCAGTCGGGCTCGGTGACGCTGCCGGCCCCGGTTGAGGGCTTGGACAGCGAAACGCCAGTGGCGGAGTTGCCGCCCACCCGGGCGATTGTGCTTGATAACTGGGTGCCGAAGGGCGTTGCGCTGGAGATGCGCCGCGGCTCAGTCAACCATGTGACGGGCGGGACTGGCCCGGTTGAGGCGCTGCTGGCATGGAACGGCCCGTCAGGCTCGAAGCTCTGGGCGGCCATCGGCGGCGGGCTCTATGACGTGACCTCGGCAGGCTCGCTGCCGTCTGCGGCGGTGTCGGGCCTGACCAATGCGCGCTGGAAGGGTGTGAACATCACCACCAGCGGCGGGGCGTTTCTGTGGATCTGCAACGGGGCGGATGCGCCGCGGCACTACAACGGCTCCAGCTGGTCGACGCCGAGTCTGACGGTGACGACGTTCACGGCGGCGGACATCAACTACGTCTGCGAGAGCAAGCAGCGGCTGTTCTTCTGCTTCAAGAACAGCCTGACGTTTGGTTATCTGCCGGTCGACAGCATCGCCGGCACGGTAAGCAACTTCTCGCTGGGGTCGGTGTTCGGCCGCGGTGGTCGCCTGATCGCCATCGGCACGTTCACGAACGACGGCGGCAGCGGCCCTGACGATTACACCGTGTTTCTCACCTCTGAGGGCGAGGTGGCGATCTACGCCGGCTCCAACCCGGGCGACGCGACGGATTGGGGGCTTGTGGGCCGCTGGTATGTCGGCAAGCCGAAGGGCGACACGCCCATCGTGGACCTTGACGGCGACCTTGGCGTCATCACGGTCAACGGCGTGGTGCCTGTGGCGCAGGTGTTCAGCGGTCATCAGGTCGTGGAGCCGCCGCGCTATCTAACGGCGCGCATTTCGAGCCTGTTTCGCGACCAGGCCGCGACGGGCGCCGCGGACGGCTGGAGCGGGATTTATCACCCGGCGGGCGATCTGCTCATCATCAACTGCCCGGTGTCGGCGAACATCTCGGTGCAGTATGTGCGCCACCAGATCACGGGCGGTTGGACCCGCTTCACGGGCTGGAACGCCGCTTCATGGGTCGTGTTCGGCGGCGAGCTGTACTACGGCGGCCTCGATGGGACGGTGGTCAGGGCCGACACGGGCTACGCGGATCGCGGCGCGGACGTGACCGGCCTTCTGCAGACGGCGTGGACGTCTCTCGGATCTCGCGGCGTGGTCAAGCGGCTGCTGATGGCGCGGCCGGTCATCACGACGGACACGGGCGCTGCGGTGTCGCTGGTGGCGCGCACGGATTACCAAGCCACGCCGTTTCTGCCGGCCTTGTCGGCGCCGACGCTCACTGACGCGCTCGTGTGGGGCAGCGGCGTATGGGGCGTGAACCGCTGGGGCGGGCGCGATCTCGGCACGCGGCAATGGCGCACGGTGTCAGGCGTCGGGCACGTGGCTTCGCTGGTCATGCAGGCGGCATCGCGCCAGAGCCAATTTGCGCTGAACGGCATTGATCTGGTGTTTGAGGTCGGAGGGCCGGTGTGAAGGCCGTTTATGACCGCTCAGACGAGCTGGTGCGGTGGGCTGAGCAGCGCTTGGACGTGGTGCGCCACCAGGGCTTTCCGGAAGGCGCGCGCGCCATCGGCGTGCAAGCGGCGGACGGCCAGATTATGGGCGTGGTCGTGTTCCACGACTACCAGCCCGCTTATCGGACCATTCAGGTGAGCGCTGTGGCGGACGATCCGCGCTGGATGCGGGCGCGCAGCGCCTTCCAGCTGATGTTTCGGTATGCCTTCGACGTGTGCGGCGCCGACAAGATTTACAGCCTGACGCCGGCCAAGAACGGCCGGGCGCTTCGGTTTGTGTGGGGCCTCGGGTTCAAGCCTGAGGCTGTGTTGAAACGCCAGTTTGGCCGCGACGACGCTGTCGTGAGCGCCTTGTTCCGCGAGGAGTTTTATGAGCAAGCCCAGACCGCCGCCTGCGCCTGATCCGGTTGCCGTCAGCAACGCGCAGGCGACCGCGAACCGCGATGCGGCGCGCACGGAAGCGCAGCTGAACCGCGTCAACCAAGTCACGCCCTACGGCTCGGTCACGTTCTCGAACCAAGGCGACAACTGGACGCAGACGGTCACGGAAAGCGACAACCAGCGGGCTTTGCGGGAGGGCCAAGAGCGCCTTGGCATCAATCTCAACAATCTCGGCCAACAGCAAATCCAGACCGTCGGCGGCATCTTGGGGCAGCGCTTTACCCCGCAGCGCTTCAACAGCGCGCAAGCGACGGGCGGGCCTCTGGATCTGGCCCGGGCGCTTGGCGGGGAAGCCGATCTGAGCCGTTTTGACCCCACGCGGCGGCCTGAGGTGAACTTGGGGCGCTTTGATCCGACACGGCAGCTGCCGATGATGGACGCTTCGGGCTACGACCCGACGCGGCAAGACTTCGGGACCGACATTGCGGAACGGGCCTTTGCGGGCGCGACGGCGGGCATGGACCGCAGCTTTGACCGGGCGGACGAAGCGCTGCGGACGCGCATGGCGAACCAAGGCATTACGGCGGGCTCCGAGGCGTTCGGCGCGGAGCGGTCGGCCTTTGAAGAGGGCCGCGCCAATGCTTACGCCCGGGCGCTGAGCGACGCGCAGATGGTGGGCTTGAACGCCCGCGGCCAGCAGTCGGCGGAGATGGCGCAAGGCTTCGGGCAGAACTTGGCGGCCGACCAGCGCAACATGAGCGCGCTCGGCATGGGCGCGGACTTGGCGCAGATGCGTGAGCAGAACATGCTCAACCGCTTTGCTATGGGCGCGGACATGACCAACCAGCAGCGGGCGCAGCGTCTGGCCGAGCTGCTCCAGCAGCGCGGCACGAACCTTGGCGAGGCGACGGATGATTATAACCGCAACTACGCGGCCGATCTGGCGGAACGGCAGGTGCCGTTGCAGGAGATTAACGCCATTATGAACGGCGCGCCGTTGACGCCGCTCAATCCGGCGGCTCCGAGTCAGTCGAGCGTGGCGGCCCCTGATGTTCTAGGCGCCTATGATTTGCACAACACCGCCAACCAGGCGAACTACCAATCGCAGATGGGCCAGCGTAACGCCCTCATCGGCGCCCTTGGGGGCTTGGGCGGCGCGGCGATCGGCGGCTTCTTTAGCCGCGGAAGGACGGGCTAATGCCTCAACAGCCTTTTCGACCGCACACCTCGACGTATACGCCGGGGTCGTTCCTTGAACTTGCTCCTGATGTCAAAGCATCGGTGCGGCAAGGCCAGCAGGCCGTGCAGGGCCTTCTGGGCGCGCCCGCGATGCAGCTTCAAGCGCCGCAGCGCATGGTGCGCCCGCCACAGCAGGAGCTGGCGAACTACGGTCGCGCCCGGGCGCGCGGGCTTGCGGCAGCGCTGAGCAATGACGCCATGCGCCCGACGCAATCGGGCTCGTGGGTGGAGGGCTTGGCGCGCGCCCTGCAGGTCGGCATGCAGGCCCGGGCGGGCATCGACACGGCGACGCAGGAAGAGCAGGACCGGGCCAACGATCTCAACCGGGAGCGGCGGCAGGAGTACGGCGCGGCGCAGGCGGCGCAGGCCACCTCGCTGCAAGACATGGCGCGGATCCTAGCGGAGAACGGCGACCCGAACGCGGCGATGCAGATCAATGCCGGCGTCTTGGGGGCTGATGATGAGGACCGACGCGCTCGGGATCGGTCGGTTTTTGAAGCCGATTTGGGCTTTAAAAACGAAGCGCGGATGACACCTCTGATGGTTCAGCGCGAAGGCGCGATGACGCCAATCTGGGCGGAGCGGCAGACGCAGCTTGGCGGGATCGAGAACCAGCAGCAGGTGGATTTGGCAAGGGCATTGCTGCCTGTGGAAGCCGAGGGCCTGCGGCAGGAAATAGGCATCCGTCAACGGTACGCGACGCCGACTGGCGGCGGTGCTCAATCTGGCGCTCCAGCCAGCATGCCGCCAGAGTTGCGCGGCCTGTGGAATCAGTGGGAACGCAGCGGCAGCGTGCTAGAGGCGATTAATCGCGCAATGGCCCAATCGTCGGATGTTTCAACCGGCATCACAAACGCCGCGACCGGCTGGATTGGCGGCACGCCAGCGTTCGATCTCAATGCAACCGTTGACGAGATTACGTCAAACATCGGCTTTGACGAATTGCGAGCGATGCGTGCTGCGTCGCCGACTGGGGCCGCTCTTGGCAGCGTTACGGAGCGGGAACTGGCCTTGCTGCAATCGGTGATTGGGTCGCTCCGCGCCAGTCAATCGCGTGAGCAGTTTGAATACAATTTACAGCGCGTGCGGGATCAGTACAACAGGTCGCGGGCGGCCATTCAGCAAGCCATGCAGCAGGACTTTGGCGTCCCGGCTTATCAGCTGGATTGGCGGCGTGATTTCTCGTTTGCCAATGCGCCGCCGCGACAGGGGGCAGGCGCTGGCACGGGAGCCGCTGCAAACCGGCCGCCCTTGCGTTTTAACCCGGCATCGGGCGGCCTGACAGAATGAGCGACATCCGCGTCCGCGGCCCAGACGGGCGCGTTGTGATCTTCCCGGCGGGCACGTCCGAAGAGACAATGCGCAATGCGCTGCACTCCTATTACGGCGGCGGGCGCCAGCAATCGCGGCCGGAAGCGTTTCGCCGTAACGCTGTTGACTCGCTGACGTGGGGTCGGGCCGATGAGTGGTCTGGCGCGTTTGCGCGGGGATCAGTGGGTGATTTGGGCGGCATGCTGCGCGGCATTGAGCGCAACATGCCATTGTCTTTTCTCACGCCCGGTTTATCGGACGAGCAGATTGAGCGGCTAAACGCCAGAGAGCGTGAATTAGGCATTAGAACGCCGT